ATTCGTATGGCTGCTTCTCCAACACCAGGTACTTTTCAAGTTGATGAAGAAATCAATCAGGCAACTACAGGTGCTGTTGGTAAAGTTGTAGAATGGGATGCTACAAACAGAATTTTATACTATATTCAAACAAGATTTAATGACGAAGGTGCAGATAGTAATGGTAACTTAACTGCCTTTTCTACTGCTGCTGTTATTACAGGACAATCTTCAAGTGCTACGGCTACTCCTGATACAGGATTTACTAATAATGTAAATGGTGCTTCATTTACTGCTGGTTATTCTGCTTCAGAAATAGACGCTGACACTGGTGATGTTATGTACATTGAGAACAGAGCACCGATTACTCGTGCTACTGACCAGACAGAAAATGTTAAACTTGTTATTGAATTTTAATAATTAGGAAGAGAGAGAATGCCAAGTCCAACTGATTTCAATGTCAGCCCTTACTATGACGATTATACAGAGTCGAAAAAGTTTCATAGGATTCTTTTTAGACCTGCGTTTGCTGTACAGGCTAGAGAATTAACTCAATCTCAAACTCAATTACAAAATCAAATTGAAAGAGTATCTGACCACCTTTTTGATAAAGGTGCTATGATTATTCCAGGTGAGATTGGATATGATTTAAATTATTATGCTGTTAAATTAACTTCAAAATCTGCTTCAAGTGTAACTGATTATATTGACACAGTAGTTACAGGTGGTACTTCAGGAGTTACTGCTAAAGTTGTAAACGCTGTTGCAACTGATGGAACTGATCCAGATACTTTATATGTTAAATATTTAAATACGGCTTCAGACGAGTCAACAATTGTATTTACAGATGGTGAAACAATTACATCTGATGGTTCAGGTACACCAACTGCTGTCGTTGATACAACAGCAACTGGTTCGGCTGCACAAATACAACAAGGTGTTTATTACATCAATGGATTTCACGTTCAAGTATCAGCACAAACTTTAATACTTGACAAATATACTAACACTCCAAGTTATAGAGTAGGTTTAACGGTTTCAGAAACTTTTGTTACTCCTGGTGATGATGCCACTTTAAATGATAATGCAGCAGGTTCATCTAATGTCAATGCACCTGGTGCTCACAGATTTAAAATAGAATTAACATTAACTAAAAAATCATTAACAAGTACCGAAGATACAAATTTTTATGAGTTATTAAGATTATCAAGTGGTACTTTACAAAATCAAGTTAGAACAACTGAATACGCTGTATTAGAAGATACTTTTGCTAGAAGAACATATGACGAATCAGGTGACTACACAGTTAGAGCATTTGATATAGATGTTAGAGAACATTTAAATGACGAAGCTGGTAATCGAGGAATATATACATCAGCAAATGGTGGTGACAATGCTAAATTAGCAGTTGGTATTTCTCCAGGTAAAGCATATGTTAGAGGATACGAAATAGAAAAAATTGGTACAACTTTTGTTGATGTAGATAAGGCAAGAGATTTTGATACACAAAATAATTTTAATACAAGATTTGATGTTGGTAACTTTGTAAACGTTACAAACATTTATGGTTCACCAGATGTAGGATTTGTTTCTGGTGATGTAGAAGCTTTCAAAGCAGTTAATTTATATAAAACTGCTACAGGTTCTCGTGGTACTGAACAATCAACAAGTGGTGCAACTGTACCTCAAATTGGTCGTGCTAAATCCAGAGGTTTTGAATATTCATCTGGTAATGCTGCTTCAAATATTTTTGCTAGTGGTTCACTAACAAGTGCAATATACAAACATTATCTGTTTGATATTACAATGTTTACACACTTAAATATTACAACCGACCAATCATTTACTACAGGTGAAGTTGTAACAGGCAGTACCTCAAATGCTACTGGTAATGTACAAAGTGTTTCAACAACAAGGTCAGTTGCGATAACTGATATTTCAGTCGCAAGTCCAGGTGTTGTAACCGCAACATCACACGGTTTTGAAGAAGGACAACAAGTTACAATTTCAGGTGCAACCTATCAAGTTGATTCAACTGCTCAAGGCACTGCTGTATTTACAGTTAGAAATCCAGACACAAACACTTTTGAATTATATGATACAGATGGCACAACAGCAATAAATGTAACTTCATATGCTTCAGGTGGTACTGCTACACACGGTGTTGTAGTAATATCAAATGTACAAGGAGATTTTTCTGCTGGAGAAACTATTACAGGTGGTACTTCTTCTAATACTGCTGTAATTCAAGCAGATGCTGTAGGATTTAAAGGTGTTACAGATTTTGATTTTCCACAAATTAAACAAGTTGGTATGGCAGGTTCGCCAACTTATACTGCTGATACAGCACTTGATGCTACAAACGGAAGTAACTTTACATTAACAGGAACAATTGATGTTGGTTCAGGTTCTGCTGATGTACAAGGTATTAATACAAGATTTGCTGAAGAATTAGTTGTAGGTGATTCAATTTCATTTACAAACGATAGTGGTAATACAGAAACAAAATTAGTAGAGGCAATTATTTCTAATTCTAGTTTAACACTTAATAGTGTAACAGCTGCAGCTTCTACAAAAACAATTATAACGAGAAGACGAAGTGTTATTCAATCACCAGAAAAAAATGTTTCTATATTTAAGTTACCATATGAAACAATTAAAACTTTAAAAACAACTAATAATTCTGGTATCACAGACACAAACTTTACAGTAAGAAGACATTTTACTGCTACACTTTCTTCAAATGGTGATGCTACAATTACTGCTGGTACTAACGAAACATTTAGTGCTTTAGCAGAAAAAGATTTTTCAGTTTCAATTATGACAACAGGTGCTGGTACTTCAGGTGCTGTTGGAGATGTTTTAAGTTTAACAGGTAATAACCACGAAGGTGATCCTATTTTTGTATTAGGCGGTTCACCATCAGGTAAAACATTAACATTAGATTTTGGTACTGATTATCAAGGTCATAAAGTTAAAATACTTGCTACTGTAAATAGAAGTGTTGCAGGCTCAAAAACAAAAACACTTAACTCAAATACAACTGTTCAAAAAACAGGTCAAACTGAAATTGAGTCTGGTACAATTGGTTTAGGAAAAGCAGACGTTTATCGAATTAATGCTGTTTATATGTCTGCTGACTTTAGTACAAATGCTACAGCCAGTGATACAGATATTACAAGTCGTTTTGATTTCGATACAGGACAAAGAGATAACTTCTATGATATAGGTAGATTAAGATTAAAAAATGGTGAAATTACTCCAACAGGTAGATTACTTGTTGACTTTGATTACTTTTCACATGGTTCAGGAGATTACTTTGATGTGGACTCTTATTCTGGTGTAATTGATTATGAAGATATTCCTGCTTATATATCAACAACAACTGGTGTAAGATATGAATTAAGAGATAGTTTAGATTTTAGACCAAGAGTTGATGACGCTTCAACTATTAATTCAGGTTCGCAAGACCGTTCATTTGATGGTAGTGGTGCCTCAACAGTTGATCCAGTAGAATTTGGTTCTGATATATCTTCAGATTTTGAGTTCTATTTAGGAAGAGTAGATAAAATTTATTTAGATAAAGATGGTAACTTTAAAGTTTTAAAAGGTTCAAGTTCGGCACAACCAAGAGTGCCTGGTACACTAGACAATGCTATGCACCTATACACATTATTTTTACCAAGTTATACTTTAGATACAGCTGAAGTTGGTATTGAACACGTTGATAATAAACGATACACAATGAGAGATATTGGAAGAATAGAAAGTAGAATTGAAACCGTTGAATACTATACTCAATTATCTTTATTAGAAACAGCTGCACAAAATTTACAGATACAAGACGCTGATGGTTTTGACAGATTTAAAAATGGATTTGTTGTTGATAATTTTACAGGTCACAATATAGGTGATGTTGGAAATAATGATTATAAAGCTTCTATTGATTATGCTGAAGGACAATTAAGACCAACATTCCATGAAGACGCTGTACAATTAATTGAAAGAGATGACGATGGTACTGCCATTGTTGCCGCTGATAGAACAGCTGCAAACTATCAAAAAACTGGTGACTTAATTACGTTACCATACACAGAATCAACTTTAATTGACCAACCATATGCTAGTAAATCAATTAATGTAAACCCATTTGGTGTATTTACTTGGATTGGTTCAATAGAATTAACTCCACCAAGTGATGAGTGGAAAGAAACAGAAAGAGCACCTGAATTAGTTATTAATAATCCTAATGGAAGTTGGGATAACTTAACAAGAAATACAGGTAACTCTGCTCAATTGTCAGAATTTCCTATGTCAACTGTTTGGAATGAATGGCAAGATACTTGGACAGGACGACCTGTTGAAACAGAAAGAAGACGTGTAGGTACATATAGAAGAAGACAAGGTCACGGATGGGGTGTAGTTGCTAGAGAAGAAATTACAACAGCACAACAAGTTTCTCAAACAAGAACAGGTATTAGAGCAGTTGCTGTACCAGAAACAGTTAGAACATCAATTGGTGATAGAGTAGTTTCAGTTGCTTTTGTTCCATTTATTAGAAGTAGAACATTAACATTTGTCGCTACAAGAATGAAACCAAATACAAGAGTATATCCATTCTTTGATAATATTGATATATCTTCATATGTAACACCAGATGGTGGTTCATTAGGTGGTAATTTAGTAACAGACGCAAATGGTAAAGTTGAAGGAACATTTGCTATACCTGATCCAAAAGTTAACGCAAATCCTAGATGGAGAACAGGTCAAAGATTATTCAGATTAACAAGTTCATCTACAAATAGT